CGTTACAGCATGGACGTTGAGTACGGTCAGTACAGAGTCATTCTGTTGGTGGAAGGATTCCCGCCGTCACATGCCGGGACCATCACCGTGTATGAAGATTCCCGACCCGGTACGCTGAATGATTTTCTCGGTGCCATGTCGGAGGATGACGTCCGGCCGGAGGCACTGCGCCGTTTTGAACTGATGGTGGAAGAGGTGGCGCGTCACGCTGAGGAGGCGAAGAAGAATGCCGGAGAGGCGGAGACGTCAGCGAGGAATGCCGGCATATCAGCCAGTCAGGCAGAAGAGAGCGCTGCAAATGCTGACACTTCAGCAGGGGAGGCATCGGAGTCAGCCCGGCAGGCGGCAGAAAGTGCAGCCTCAGCAAAGCAGTCAGAGGATGCGTCCTCGTCCTCGGCTTCTGCGGCCGCTCAAAAAGCCAGTGAGTCATCACAAAGTGCAGCAGAAGCTGAATTGTCAAGAAAGACGGCAGAAAGTGCAGCCGGTAATGCAGCCAGGGATGCAACGACCGCAACAGAAAAAGCCCGGGAGTCAGCAGAAAGCGCACAGTCAGCGGAACAAAGCAGGATAGCGGCGGAAGAGGCCGTAAACCGAATCCCCACCGTGGTGGGACCTCCCGGGCCAAAGGGGGAACAGGGGCCCGCGGGTCCTCAGGGGCCGAAGGGTGATAAGGGAGAGCGCGGTGACACCGGCCCTGTCGGGGCAACCGGCGAACGGGGACCGGCAGGTGATGCTGGTCCGGCAGGCCCGCAGGGGCCGAAAGGTGACATGGGAGAGCGGGGAGAGACCGGTCTGACGGGAAATGCAGGTCCACAGGGTCCAAAGGGAGATACCGGTGCGGCAGGCCCGGCAGGCCCACAGGGACCGAAAGGAGAAACAGGTGCGGCTGGCCCGGTGGGGGCAACCGGACCTCAGGGACCGAAGGGCGACCCGGGGGAGACACAAATACGGTTCCGTCTGGGGCCGGGAAACATTATTGAGACAAACAGCAATGGCTGGTTCCCGGATACAGATGGCGCACTCATCACCGGACTGACCTTTCTTGACCCCAAAGATGCCACACGGGTTCAGGGGTTTTTTCAGCATTTGCAGGTCAGGTTTGGTGACGGGCCGTGGCAGGATGTCAAGGGGCTGGATGAAGTGGGCAGTGATACAGGCAGAACAGGAGAATGACATGAATATACTAAAAAAACTTATGCAGCGTCTGTGTGGTTGCGGAAAGCATGATGGCCGTGAACACGTGCAGTCGCTTACAGCACAACTGCGACTGGGGCCGGCAGACATCCTGGAGTCAGATGAGAATGGCATTATTCCGGAGCAGGACAGGGTAATCACACAGGTGGTGATACTGGATACAGATAAAAAGCTGATACAGTGTGTGGTAAGACCGCTGCAAATCCTGCGTGCTGACGGGACGTGGGAAAATATTGGCGGGATGAAGTAACCCGACAGCTTCACAAAACCGGAGTCCGGCTCCGGTTTTTGTTGTCATGTATAGGGGATATTTGTTATTAGAGTGTGAAGTAATAAACATGTTAATACGATGGAGTGAAGGATGCCTTTAAGGAGCAGTGATATGTCCATCTTGTTCCCTGGAGGGGGAATCATAAATTCTGATTGCGACCGAGGCATGGAACACTACTGTAGTTCAGGGAAGTTCGGCGATGAAGCTCATTCTTGCGACGCGTAATTATTATCTGGAATATGGTTTGCGTTTGTTACTGAAAGGATGCCGTGTAATTCTGGCTCAAGAATTTTTTATGCCGGAAAATCGCAGGGTTATTCTGGATAGTAAAGAATCCTGGTTAATAATCTGTGATAGTCAGTTGGGCCATTTAATGCGCAGCATGTTTCAGGGACGCCGTTTTATTCAGCTGGATCTGGAAGCGTTGAAAGGGGGACATGATATACATAATGCTGTGCGTAACAGATTGTGGACCTGGAACAAAAAAGCACGGGCACTGACGATGTCAGAGATGGTGGTGATGTTTGGATATATCTACCGTCAGTTGCGTCCGTCCCATCTCGCCAGTGAGATGAGGGTAAACATAAAAACAGTTAACACTTTCCTGTATTCAGGGCTGGCGAAAAATGGGCTCAAAAGAAGTAGTGTAAGGTTGCTGGCAATTTCTGAGAACAAGCGAATAGGGCATTATTCCGGAGCAGGACAGGGTAATCACGCAGGTGGTGATACTGGATGCGGATAAAAAGCCGATACAGTGCGTGGTGAGGCCGCTGCAAATTCGGTGTGCTGATGGGACGAGGGAAAAATTTGTGGATGACATTTGTTGTGGACCTTTAAGTCTGGAGTTCAAATTAAAACAGGGAGCTTTATTATGCCATTAACCTCAGATATTAATTCATCTTCGTTCCATCTTGGAATGGAGGTTCTTCGTGCTCAAGTTGCAGCCACTGGGCGTGGAGAATTTACAATGGGTGGTGAAACTGTCAGAATTGAATATAGTCCAACAGATGGGCGCTTTCTGGCCAGCGATGGCACTGGGGGATTATTTACTGAATTATTGCTTTTAGGGTTCAATAATGGGCCTCAGGCTCTTGGCGAGAGAATGTTAAGTATGATTACACAATCGCAAGAGAGTCTTCAGGATAAAATATCTCAATGTAAGTTTTCTGTTAATCCAGATGACCTTCAGTGCCCGCCAGAGTCTGCTCAATGTCCCATTACATTGGAGATACCAGAGGAAGGGGTGTTTATTAAGAATTCAGGGGATTCAGTTGTATGTAGTTTATTTGATGTTACTGCATTTTCTCGGTTAGTTAGTGAAAAATCACCTCACCCACTGACACGAGAGAAACTAACGGCATCAATGGTTGTAAGTGCTGATAAATGTTTTTATGACCATGGTAAGGGTAGCTTCGTTATAAAAGATAGTTAAAATATTTTTCTCTGAGCGAATATTAGCTGTCAGTAATTTGTAAAAACGCCACAGGCATCAAGAATACAAGAGTATGCCTGTGGTTGACAGGTTTCAGATGACTTGAGGGCGTCTTTACGTAAATGCATTTTTCTGTGGAGATGCTGTCGGAAAATATTGGGTTAAAAACAGAATCCAAGTCAAATAGTAAGTTTGTTTTTTTTTGAGATTAGGTGTGTGTATTTAGAATTTTTATGGTGTGTTTATTTTGTGGGGTATTTTAGAAAAAATATATTAATCCTTATTAATAATAGCTGCCATCCATTTCAGCTATTATTTTAAAATAAACAAGTTAAAGCTTAGACTCTTGTTTCTTGGATTATATCAAAGATATCAACATGATTTGATGGATTATGATGTGGTAAGCCATTGCTTTCGATATCGATTACCACATCCTCTGGATTTGGATGCCGCTGTCCAACAGGGATACCTTCTTCCATAGCTCGTATATCAGCCCCTGTTGCACGGGCAATATCTTCTTTATTAGGGAAGATGGCACCTTCTCTTGCGTGCCACCATATACGAGGATAGTCAGTGAATCTGCCTTCACCTGTCTCGGCTTTGTTTAAATCTGCCAGCCCCAGAGTCGTACCTGCCCACCATAAAATAGTGTCTGGCTTTAATCTTGGAGTGTAGCATTGTACAGCATGCCCCAAAGCCTGTCCGGCCATCGAGCCAACATGGGGGCTCAGCATTGCGTCTGTTCCTGTATATTGAGATAGAGTATATCCCCCTGCAGCACCAGCTGCATTCGCAAGTGCATTGGTAAGAATGGCATATTTGGTATTAGGATTATCTAAATCCCATTTAAAATGAGCTCCAAATTCTAAACCTAAAGTGCTCTGCAACGGAGTGCTGCCATACTTTAAGTCAAACTCACCAGGTCTGATGACCCATTCTTCCGTATAATTTGCTTTAGGCCCTTCAGGTGTAAGTGGTGTTTCTCCAACTAGTTTCCATCCATTATCTGTTTTGACTATAGGTAGTTCTATGCCGTGGTTACGAACAACTTGAGCTGTTACTCCAAACCATGGATTGGGATTTTGAGAGAGAAACTTCTGGAGTGGTCCTGGGAGCGCACCGAAGTTTATTCCCACCTCATCATGTAGGGGGAATAACTGTAAAAAATAATTCCCGGTTGTGGGGTGAATATCTGGTTTTACAATGTTCATCTGAACACCATATTTACCAGAGATACCAGGAACGGTGCTGGGTATTTCTAATGCCATCTGAGTAACATTGAATAAACCAAACATATCCAATGCTTTTTTTCCTGCCGAGCCTTCTTCAAGGTGAGGAGCAAGATATGCGTCTAACCCTGAGAGTAGACCTTTATCTCTTATTAAACCCAACAGAGCTGTTGTTTCACCGCATTCCGGAATGTGTTGCTGTATATCCTCTGGAATATTAACAACAAATCCCGTTTCGCATCCATGAGGTAATTCGGATTGCGGTATTTGTGTTGGGGATGTTTGTTCTGTGTGATGATGTTGATTGTTTTGTGTGGTAATTCCGGATTGTACGATCGGTTGAATGTTCATGATAAATCCTTATGACGTAATTTATATCCATTAATAATATCAATCCATTGATATTATCAGTGTCACATATCCGATGTGGACAGCTTTAATATATAGCGGTTTGAATGCTTGATTAATGTGACTGCGATCTCAAAATTAAGTTATTAAGTTGAGTTATTTATCGCTGGAACACTTAAAATGAATTGTAAGTAATTTATTGTAATTTTTTTTCAGGTTATTGTGTGAACTGATTTGTTTTTTTTGGTAATTGTTGTTTGTTTGGTGGGTTGGTTTTATTTTAATTTGGGTGTTATAAATGTTTCATGTTGATGCTATTTTTATTATGTATATTATTAATAAAAATGATGGATAAAACATAAGATATATAATGCTTGGCAGCTTTATACTCTTCTGATGGGCTGTATGTCTGATAGCAAAAAATTAGCGCAAGAAGACAAAAAATCACCTTGCGCTAATACTCTGTCTCAGGTCACTAATACTATCTAAATAGTTGATTCGTAGTGACTGCATATGTTGAGTTTTGTCGCATTTTGCAGTCTATTATTTAATCGCGGATTCGTGTAATGCGATGATTTTTAAGTGATTTATATTATTTGTCATCCTTTAATAAGGAAAGGGTCATGATGAAGCTACTCATCATCGTGGTGCTCTTAGTCATAAGCTTCCCCGCTTACTAAGACTACCA